GAACCAGCACCGCACACTTCGTCGTCACCACCGACCTGTACACCGAGGTCGCGCACACCGACCAGTTAAGTGCAGACATCGAAGCACTAGAGAACATGATCTGCCAGCACAACGAAGCAATCGCCGGAAAGAAGGGGACATCCTTCACCGTCGGCGACATCAACATCGACCTGAAGGAAGTCTGATGGACACCAACCGATACATCCGAGAGCGCGACGACTTCGACGACATGCCCGACTTGGGCGACCCGTCGTACGTTGAGGCGCAGATCATCGAACGCATCACTCACACGAGTGACGAGGTGAACACCGTGAACTCCGTCGTCAAGACGATGGTCAATCACATGCTGACGCGCTGGGGTCTTGTGACGGACCAGCACCGCATCAGCGTAGACATCCGCGTAGACGCAGTGGACGAGTGCGTCACTTGGATTGACGGGAAGCGACAGCCCTTCGACCTCTTCGTCGTCGCGCTGAACACACCAAGCGACTCAGCCGTCGTGAACTTCCAGTCTCCCGCCATCATCGGATGCAACAGCATGGAAGTCCACGCTCCGGGCGGGTTCCGCATGACCATCGTCGGCCCCGACACAGGAGAAGAGTAGTGGCCACTACCATTCACTTAAGTGATTACGAATACGAGTGGGCAGCACACGTCGGTATCCGCCGCATGATCGCCCGCCAAGGCAGCAAGCCAGCCTCCCACTACTCCGAGAAGGCGCGACTAGAGGACGAGGTGAAGGCGACCATCGCCACCTGCTGCTGCGAGATGGCAGTGGCTAAGGTGACTAACCGGTACTGGGGTGGCCACGTCTGGGACGCGCGCGACCACGACAAGCACAGGAAGATCGCAGACGTTGGAGCCAACACCGAGGTGCGCCGCGTCCGGGTATCCGGCAAGGCATTCGCCGTCCGGTCGGGAGACGTAGACATGGACAGGCTCATGGTGGCAGCGTACGCAGAGGCACCCGACTATCGGACCGTCACCGTGTACGGATACATGAGCGCGAACGACGCTTGGATTCTCGGAGAGCCAGCATCATTCGACCCGGACCACACCCGCTACACACCGCTGGATGTCCTGAACCCGCTGTAATGGGAGAACGAATCTACAAAGCCGGGACACTCGTGTCCGTAGATAGGGTCAAGCCGCGCAACAAGTACAGCGGACGAGAACCGTACGGGAGTTTCTACCAACCAGACGACAAGCCCTACTACAAGGAAGGCAACGCTTGGCACAGCATCGTGGACCACAACCCGGCACACGGGTACGAACTTCCCAACGGTTCGTTCCTACCATTAGACTACTGGGATCTACTCAGCCTGACAATGGTCAAAGAACTAGGTAAGAACGAGGGCATGGTGATCGACCCTACGGATATGCGGTGGCGCAAACATCTACCGCCTCCACTTATGTGGATACAAAACCCATCGGGCCAGCGGCCCGCATGGAACAGGGAAACAATCATCAGGCACTTAGCGCGTAAAGAAGAAATCAAAAACAACCAGCACAAGAAGGTAAGAAATGATTGAGTACATTGACAGCCCCGACCTCCCCGACGCACCGCGCATCAAAGCGCTACGCGAACTACATGCAGACCTGCGCTCGCCACACCCGAGCCTCGTTGAGACAAAGCCCAAGGGGGGAACCAATCTTTCATACGTCGGCCACGCCGCCGTCACCGAGATGCTGCTCCGCCACGACCCGCTCTGGTACTGGACGCCCGTAGGCAGCGACGAGAACGGCACCCCCATCATCGACCGCAACGCCGACGGCAGGCCGACCGGCATGTGGATCAGGCTCAATATCTTCGACCACTCCCGCATCGGGTATGGCGGAGTGGAGCCGAACGAGCGCCGCTCTGACGGTGACCTCATCAAAGAGATCATCGGAGACGGCATCCGCAACGCAGCCATGCGGTTCGGCGTCGCGCTGAACCTCTGGAGCAAGAGCGACCTAGAGTCCGCAGCCCCCGAGCCGTCGCTCTCCGACGCCGTGCTGACGCAGGCTAAAGGCTGGAGCAAGACAAAGCGCGACAAGATCAAGCAGGTCCTAACGATCCGAGGGATCATCGACGAGAACGCGACCACGTTTGACCAGTTTGCCGAGCAGGTAGGCAAGCACCCCGAGGTGGCGCACGACATTGAGGCATGGGTCAAGGCTCAGGCAGCCGCACCCGAAGATACCCCCACCAGCAACGAAGCCAAGATCATCAAAGACCTAGAGGAGATCGCAACCAATGAGTAGCCTACCGAAGCAGGATGCCGTCGGCGTGGCGTTCGTGTCGCACAGCCAGATGAGCAAGTTTAAGATGTGTCCGAAGGCGTACGAGTTTCGCTACATCGAAGGCGTCCCAAGCATCATGCCGGGTAAGGTCATGCTGGGCAGCGCGTTCGACAAGGCAACAAACGCGATGAACCAAGCGAAGATGGATGGCGACCTGACCTCCTCCCTTGACATGGGCATCGACGCTCTAGAAAAGTACATCGCTGATCCCGGCGAAGACTTCGACTACACCGACATCGCAGACGACGACCGCGTGAACGACAAGATGATCGAAGCGGCAACCGAGTACGCAAGCGGATACCTGACCCATGCCGAGCCGGTCGCAGTGCAGCAAGAGATCAACCACAAGATCAAAGACGACGTGGTGCTGACCGGGTACATCGACCTAGTGGAACTCTGCCGCAGCGAAAGCGAAACGGCAACGAACTACATGGTCACGGACATCAAGACCACCATCAAGAAGACGAGCGGCAAGTTCACCCACGCCAAGGCCACGATAGATGAGCAGTTAAGTGCATACTCTCTCGGCTTGGACATGGGCGAACCAGTCATCGCGCGCGGCTGGGTAGTCGCAGACGTAGGCAGGAAGACGCCCGGACGAATCGAAAGCGTCCACGTCATCGACAACAACCAAGCACAGACCAACGAGAACACAACCAACAACATCCTCGCCACCATCAGCCAGATGGAAGCAGCCTGCGAGACGGGACTGTTCCCACCCTACGGGCGGCTCAGCACATGGCTCTGCTCCGAGAAGTTCTGCGAGTTCTATGATCGCTGCGAGTACGGACGACGGGCGCAGACGACGACGCCAATCGGAGAGTTCTAACATGCTCGGCGAAGCATCCAGCGCCATCGCCACAGTCCTCGTCGGAGGATTCGTTATCCTTGTAGTAGGATATTTCGTGTTCGTCTTGCTCGCGGTCGCAGCACAGACGCTATGGTATGCGTGTACGGCGATCCCGTCAGCACTTATCAAAGCCAACAAAGAACGGAAGGAAAGCAAATGAACAGCGTATTCATTATCGGGAACCTCACGCGCGACCCGGAGCCGAACGGCGTAGCGATGAAGTTCAGCATCGCCCACAACAAGAAGTGGAAGGACAAGGCGGGAGAGGAGCAGGAGAAGACCAACTACATCCGCTGCGTAGCGTTCGGCAAGACAGGAGAGATCGCCTCCCAGTTCACAAAGGGAATGCGCGTCTGTATCGAAGGGGAACTTTCCTACTCGCAGTGGGAGAAGGACGGACAGAAGCGAGACAGCATTGAGGTGATCGCAAACCGCGTCTACTCGTTCGGCCCGCGCACCGGAGAGGACGGTGGCCGAGCCGCTGCGCCACAGTCCGCGCCCGCCGGAGACAGCGACATCCCGTTCTGAGATGCGCGCCGCACTCTCCTGCATAATCGTTGCCGCCACCGTTGGGTTACTCCCGGTGGCGGCAACAGCAGAAACGCGACCAGCACCACGGGCGGCACACCACGCAGACACTCCGCCAAAGCACTGGATAAAGACTGCACTTAAGATCGCAAAGTGCGAGCAGCCAAGCGGACGCAAGGGCGCATGGGCAGGCATCGCTTGGAAGAACGAAAAGAATTACAGTTTCCTCGGCGGCATGGGAATGACGCTTAGGAACTGGGACGACTTTAAGCGCAAGGGGCAGCCCGAGCGTATGAGTGACGCCACCCCGATGGAACAAATCTGGGCAGCGTGGCGTTTGTACAAGTGGGCAGAGGAAACATATCCCGGCTACGGATGGACGGCATGGGAGTGCAGCGAAAAGATTGGGTTCCGTGGATTCAACCGGAGCAACCAGTGGGAATAGACCTTGAACAACTCGTTGGTCTGGTCATAGTAGTAATCATCGCAATCGTATTGGACAAGAAGCCACAATGACAGAAGCCGTAGAGCAATGCGACTGCCCCATCTGCGTCACAGAGAGACTGTTCCCCGAACACGAGTCGCCCTCTGACCGCAACCCAATGATCGTCGGCATAGACGTAAGCACAAAGTACATCGCGCTAGGCATCCTGCCAGCGATGGGGAAACTAGACGACATCTCATCCTTCGGGTTCAGCATCGAATCAAAGAAGCAACCACAACGATGCTACGAAGTGGCAGAGAAACTAGGCGCACTGCTGGGCGTCATCGACCGCAGCGTAGACATCACGTCCGTAGCAATCGAAAGCCCCGTCGGGTTCGGTGGCAAACTGCTTCCCATCGTAGGAGCAGCGAGCGCAGCGACAGGCATGGCGACAGAGTGGTACACGCCGAGCCAGTGGCACAGCGTACTAGCCAAGGAACTGACCATCCCCGCAGGGAAAGCGCAACTCAAGGAACGAGTTCACCTAGCCCTAGAATCGTACTTGCCTATCTCGCCAGACTTCTGGGAATCCACCAACGAAGACTGTCGCGACGCACTCGGCATCGCACTAGCGCACCGCATCGAAACACTGCTAGCGGTAGGAGAACTGACCGACGAAGACCGCGACTGGCTGGCATCGCATGGATGAGTCGTACCGCAACAAGATCATCGGCGCTCTAGCGGACGAAGCGATAGAACGCGACAAGAAGAAGGGAATGATTATCGACAACCTTGCTGGCTTCCGTAAGTACAAGGTTACGAGAATCACCGCCCAAGCAAACGAAGATCCGAACTGGTTGATCCAGCAGGGCGACCGCATGTTCGGAGCCACACAAGCACCGCTGGGTTTCAGGACATGCGCGAGATGCAGCGCACCACTCCAGCCCCGAGTGTCTTTTGAGTACAACGGAAAGGACTACTGCGACCTAGGCTGCGCAGAAGGAACATCACTTAAGATGTCATACGATGATTTCAAGGCGAGCGTCAAGGCCAAGGGATTCGTAACGGGCAGGCGACTAGAGATCGTAGAAGGACAACTAGAACTAGGCGAAGAGTTCGTCGTCACTTACGAGGATGTTCTCCGCAACGAAGGGAAGGGGTACATCAAAAAAGTAGAACCAGTGGAGGTCGAAGATGAGTTCTGAAATCTGGGACGACATTGAGAAGCACATCGAAAGTTCGATTAGAGAAGTGGTGGAGTTCCACATCTGGGACATCCTGCGCCCCGCAACGCTACGCGAAGTTCTCAAGAAGCGGTACATCGTAGGCTCGCAAGAACACAACGGTGAGTGGCTGGACTGGCGCTGGGACACGTTCCACGAGAACATGCGCGAAGAGGCGTACGACATGGTGCTGTACCTAGCCATGAACAAAGCGCGCTACGACTTCGCCCGCAAGTACACCGACCCGGACGCATCGTGGAACGAAGCGAAGGTTGCCAACGCTGACGTAGCATCACGCGCTAACCTAGAGACATGGGAAAACCCAACCACACAGACGGGAACCGGAGAGTCCGAATGACTCCGCACAAGGACGGCAAGATCAGCACACCCAACTGCGTCTGCGAAGACGACTGCGAGTTCCCATGCTGGCAGCGAGTAGGGCTTACCCCTCCGTGCGAGTCTTGCGGTTGCGATGTAACCCGCGACTCTCCATACGGCGACGCGGCGTAGTATCAACACCATCGCCAATGTCTAGGCGAATCATGCGTTGCGCATCGCGAAGCAACTCGTCCGCAACCCAAGGCTGATCGGCGCTAATCCTTTCGCGCGCACGAAGAATGACTTGATTCAACTTGCGCAGGTCGGCAGCCTCCACGCTATACGCGCGAAGACCAAGAACCCTGACCGCGCACATACCCAGCAGCAATAGCCACAATCAGGGTAATGGCGGAGGCGACATCCGTCGGCACATCAATACCGAGCAACCCGAGCGCCCACACCAGCACAATCGTAACGGCACCAGCAGCGGCAGCAGCAGAAATCTTAGGGTTAACGTTCATCAGATCATTACCTCATAGTTGACATCAGGACTAATTGTAGCGGCACCCGGAACGACAGTAGGACGGGTAAGGGTGGGGATGATCTTGATAACAGGGGGACCACTCGTAGCAGCGCCACGCTTGCGGAAACCCTTAGTCTCCTCCCAAGTATCGTGCGTCTCACCATAGTCACAGTTCGTCCAGCCCTGCTTGTACGTCCCAGTATGAGCGACGACGCGGAGCCACTCGCGTACACCAGACCGCTCAATCTGTAGCGACTGTAGCACTTGTGCTACGCGGTCATGCGAATGCCCACGAAGGATAACGTCAGCGTCAGTGTACGAGAGTTCCAGTTCCATCTGGTTCAACTTCGCACCACTGCGACGACCAGCCTGCCAACCATGCGCAGCGTCAATGACAGTCACAGCCTGAGCGCCACCAGCCTTGCTGGACTCGCGCTCCCACTCCACCCGGACGAACCCGCCATACCCGAGGTACTTCGACTGGATACCAAGCAGCGCACAAATCTCATTACCAATCTCACGATCAGTATGCTTACGCACCGTGCGCTCATGGTTCCCAGAAAGCCAAGCCCAAATCTTATCCTTCACCGGGTCAAACAGTTCGACAACGTGATCGACAGTCTCACTGATAACGCCACCCTCATGGTGCATCGCCTCAATGTATCGCTGGCTCCACATGCCAGCAGCGAAGCGCGGATCGCGATGCGTAATGCAATCACCCGAGTCGCCCATGAAAATGATACGAGCGTTGGGGTCAGCCGCAATCTTCTCAAGGTCGCGCTTAAGAGAAGCCTCGTCTACATCGACAGCGCCAAGGTGCGTGTCGCCAATCGGATAGAGATTAATGTGACTATCTTTAGCAGAGAACTTTTCGGATACACGGATAACGCGCATTGAACCCCCACGGATTTGTTCTGTTTAATTATTATTTGGTTACACGAACAAACGCGATAACACTAGAGACGTTACGAGAACGGACCTGAACTTCTCCACCATTGGAATCATTTGATGTGGAAGTGTTACCTTCGATGGCAGTAAAGTTACCATTAGCACCCACTGGAATCAGCACAATGCCGACATGATTCGCCACACCATCCTGCTTCCACGAGTAGAGAACAATGTCACCCTTAAGTGCATCCTTAGCCGCGACAACGGACAACCCGTTCTTCTGCTGCCGCGCGTCAGCAAGCATGAAAGGACAGTACGCCCACCGATCTCCACGCGCGAACGCCTTGCTGCCAGCCTTCACGAAACAGTACGTCACGAACATCGCGCACCACGGACCGATGATTCCGTACCACTCAGAGAAGAGAACCCGGTTCGATCCGGCAGGCGACTCCTTAACGCCGATGTACTCGCGAGCAATCTGAATGACTGTCGCGGGTAGTGGCCGCTTCCCTACGCGCTGCTTCGCGCGGATCTTCATAGCGACAGTCTGCTTCTTCTTGCCACTAAGGAAGCCGTCCAACTCCGTACCGTACGTCGGAGTGATGTTCGACTTTGCGTAACCGAGTTTGTACTTAGCCTCCGAGCAAGCGCGCCCAGTGAACTCTCCGAACACGCCATCGACAGCGCCAACCCAAGCACCAAACTCGTTCAGCATCTTCTGTGCGTACGTCACGTCAGGTCCGCGCATCGGCGGGCTAGTGATAGCAAGTGTCCTATACATTTAGCAGTCCCACTTTCTCAAACTCTTATTGATACGACTATCAGGATCGTTAGCCGTCGCGCGCCCCGTCAACTTCTTCTTCATACCACTCATCCGCGCACAGAAACTCTTACGCCTAGCAGCATGGGCGGGGCTGCCCTTAGCCTGACTCGCGGAGACGGGAGCCTGTAGTTTCCCGGCGGTGTACGATTTGCGTCCCTTAGCATTAAGTCCACCTTCGGGGTCCTTCCCTTCTTTCCTTGTCCAAGCCTCAGTCACTATTCCACCTCGTCAAACCAGAGATCAGGCTGATCCTCAGACGTGTAACTAATCGTCAACTCTTCGTCACGACCAACATCCCTCAGCGTGATAAACCGGAACGCATTAAACGGGTAACAAAAGTTAGAGACACTATCAACATCACCGATAGACCACATCTCGTAGGAACAATTATTGTTAGACGAATGATTGAACAAAGAGCCAACACCCATCGCAAACGCTAGGCGCGTCTCGTCCCATGTGAACACATACCCAGCCGCGTCAGTCTCGTTGATAACGTTCAAGTCACCCGACGCCAACAGCAACACTGGAGCGATATGTACCACAGTACCCTTCGGCATACCAGTCGAAGCGAAGACGCCCGCACCATGCTTCTCGGATTGGTTCACATACACCATGTCACCAGCAACCAAACGACGCTCAGAAAGCATTACATGTTCCCCATGATGGTAGTTATGATCGCAGTCGCAACACTACCACACGCGATCAGCAGAGCAGCGCGAGTGTAGAAGTGCTTTCTCTCCGCCTCTCGCAACTCCTCCCTCGCCGACGACTCCGCACTATCAACCTCTAGTTTGCGAAGGCGACCGTTAAGGTCGGCGCGATACAAGTGTACCTCTTGCCGCAACTTCTCAACAGCGTCATACAAGCGGTCAACGTCAGAGGCAGTCATTACCGCAACCCAAGCAAGTCGCGAGGGTCACCATTCTTAACACCAATGTGCAAGTGTCCACTGCCATTCGCGTCGCCACTGTACCCAATAACCTGACCCTTCTTAACGCGCGTACCAGCAGTTATGCCCCTAGCCATCTTCGACAGATGCGTATAGAACCACTCGTTATCGCCCGTATTAAGGTGGACCTGTATCCCCTTAAGTGCAGGCTCGCCACTCTGGTTCTTAAAGATCTTCCCAATCGTTCCATCCTGCGTAGCAAGGATCGGCGTACCAATCTTCGCACCAATGTCAACAGCGTTATCGGATTCCCAGTTACCACGAGTATGCGTACCACCACCCGGAGCGCCAATGACGGCACCCTTAATAGCGACAGGGTACCCGCCAAGGTTGAACACGCGCCCGTCAGCAGCACCACCGAACTGGATAACGCCAGCCTTAGCCTCACCCTTCGGGACCGGCACAGGCGACGAGGCAGACAGCGGAGTCGCGGACACTGCGCTGCGCTCGGGGAACGAAATGTTTAGCGGGCTTTTCTTCGACAGGGTAGGGGCGATGTCAGAGAAGCGAGACTTTTTTCCACTAGATAGTGCCATTACTTTTCTTTCTTCTTTGAGTCCTTGAATTCCTGCATCTTTGACTTCTCGCGACCCTTAATCTGCCGCCGCTTAACGGGACCAGCAACAGGGGTTCTGACAATACTTAGACCAGTGAGTCCGCCGAGCGCCGACTCGCCAATACCACGCAGCCCGCCAAGGCCGGGGATGCCGCGTGGCGTGAGTGCGTATTCGTCTCCGGGGCGCTTCTGCTCCGTTTCGGGGAAGCCTTGAGCGGCAGAGAAAATCAGACTGCCGGACGGGGAGAGTGTGCGCTGGGCCAAACCGAGTGGCGCGATGGCGCGCTCTAGTTGCGCCGTCGCCGCGTTGAAGCCGCCGGGTGCCAACACGTTGGGGATGCGCTCGCCGCTCGGACTTAGCAGTGGACGGAAGTCGCCGGTCAAACCAAGCACGACAGCGGGGGTGGTAAGCAATGGAGTCGTGGAGGCGAAAGCGTAGTCAACCAAAGGAGCAGAAGACTCTCCCGCGCCGATGCCACCGAACCCGGAGAACGGCAACAGGCCAGTACGAAGGCCAACCGCGTACTCGTTATCCCCTACCATCTGTGTGCCGACACGCACCGCGTCACTGTAATACGAATCCATCAAGCCCGACTCGCGCTGCTGATCCTCGGAGATACGCGCAAGAGTATTCAGGAAGATCGTGCGGCCCGGATAGTTCAGCGGCATCGTCCAGAAGTACAACTTGATGATGTGCGCATACCAATGATAGAAAGGAATGTACTTAGTAATAGCCCTAGTCCTAGAGGTAAGCCCGGACTGTGCGCCAAGAAAGTCAGTGGCGCTGGCAATCGCCTTATCGCGTACAGCGATAGCCTCCGGCGAAACAAGCCGTCCCTTGCCATACTCGCCTCGCGCAACGAACGCCAACAGGTCCTCAAACGCCGCGTTAACCTTACCCGCTTCCGCTAGTTCCCTCTCCAACTTGGCGACAAGAGCAGGATCATTCTTTAGCGACTTCCGGACCGATCCAATAAAGACTGCCATGCGCGAGAAGTCCTCGCCCATAACGTTACCCATCTGCAACGTGTCCATGTACCGCTGGCCCGTGCGCGCCCAAAGCCCACCATCGCCAAGGCGAGAAGCGAACGGAGTATCGACAAGGCCAGCCATACCGACACGAGAAATTTCAGCAGGAATGTCACCCGTCTGCATCAACTTAAACGCATCAGCAAAGCCACGGAACCTAGCGCCACCCAACGCGGCAAGGACAGCAGAGCCAACGATGTTAGTGAACGCAGTACGCGGCAGCGTATTAAGAGTAATACGCACCCACGTCCGGCTAAGTTTCTCAAGGAACCCGGGCGCTTGAGCGGCCCGCGCAATCTCCTGATTCAACTTCTTAAGCCTATTCGTTTCAACAATAACGACACGCTTGCCCCGCATCGTCTGGAAATCAAACGCATCAAGAGCGTTCGTGCGAATGGCCTCGTTAACAATCTCACCAATTCGCGCTTCGCCAATCTGTATTCCCTCCACTCCCCTAGACCCAATCTTGTCAAGAGATTCAGTCTCAAGATCCCTGACCAGACGATCACCCAAGAAGCCGGTCTTCTCGTCTACGACAATGACTCTAAAATCATCCCTCGTGCCATTGTAAAGTTGCTGAAGTTCAACAATCGAATCAAGTTGCTTAGCGAACTCTTCCTCTGTCTTAGCCATCTTGATGACGACACCCGTCCGCATGAGGTAAGCGTTAAGGCGCGTAACAATCTGGAACGCCATCAGTGGCAACCGCAAGTTCTGAGCCAACACAGAACCAAACTTGGCAATCTCATCAGCACTACCGACAAGCGCAATCTGAGCCGTGTGTACATCAAGAAGGTCGCGCTTGCTCGCCCGACCAGCGAGCGACTTCGTGGGGTCGTAATCCATCTTCGGACCCTTAGCGGCCTTCTCCGTTGGGAAGAACGCCTTGCCTCCGCTTGGGATGTCGCCAGCCTCAATAAGATCCCGCAACGCGGACTCCACATACGCATCAATCTTATTCTGAGCCTCTGCGAGTACCTTCGGCTCTAGACGAGAAGCCTCCTTGCCCGCAAGAATCTTCTCAATCTTAGTGCGCAAAACACCAGCAAGCGGCGAAGCCTGAAGCCGAGCAACCGTCGGGTCCTGCAAACGCGCCAACAAGGACAATCCCTCCGTGCGGCGAGACGGACCAGTCGCCTCCGGTATGCCCAACTGGGAGCCAAGGCCACCGGGCAAATCCTCAACGCCACGGTTACCGGTCTTGCCCAGCGCGGAAAGGGCTTCGATGTTGGCTAGTTCGTCAGCAGTCGCGAACCCTTCGATACTAGACTCAGGCTCTCCGCGCCCACGTCGCGCACCCTCAATAGCGACAGAAAGAAACTCTTTCGCCTGACGCACCTTTGTTTCATCGGCGTCTGCAAGGCGAAGCAAACTATCCACATTGCCAACAAGGTTATCCGTCTCGGTAGCAGTAAGCCGCCTGTAACTAGACTGGTCAGTAATGCCACGCTTCTCTGCCTCAGCAGCAGTAAGTACCTGCTTAAACCCAGTATCACTAATGTCCTCAGTGGTATACCTAAACTCGTCAGGATTATCACCCGCGCCCTTACGGACCCACAACTCGCCATCAAGTACGCGCTGCAAACGAGCCAACTCTTCAGCCGGACCGATGACTAGCCTGCCGCCCTCAGCCGCACCACCCAGCGCACCAGCGAGAGACTTAGGAAGATCCAGCGCATCCAAGCCCTGAAGGTCAAACAGTGCGCGCTGCGCAACAATCGGGTCCTGCTTGATTAGGCGCTGGAACGCCTTAACGTAAACCTGTGCGCGCTGCGAACCCATAACGTTTGAAACATGCGAGATAAGAGCGCGCTCCCTTGCCGCATCCATCTTGCGACTCACGTCACGAACGACCGCACCAACAGCATTGTCCTGCTCGTAAATCTTCTTACCAAGAACAGCCCTGCCCCTGCTGAAGAAACTACTACTTGGAAGATAAACAGTACCGCGCGCCGAATCAGGGTCTACGCCTTCAGTAGTTTCGCGTAGCCTTGCAGCGACCGGATTATTCGCAACAACAACATCAGCGTCGGCGATCCTACGCGCACCACGACCAGTGGCAGCAGCCGCACGGAGAGGACCACCAACGATAGACCCCGGCGCAGCAGCGCGCTCCGCTCTACTGGCAATACCAGCGCCAATACGAGTGGCCCCCGGAACGCGACCAGCGGCAGTGCCAAGCCGACTTATCCCGCCACCAGTCTTAAGTGCAGCCGTAGCGCCCTTGCCGTACACCGAGGCCGTCGCGATAGCATCCAGAGTAGTAAGGATAGGCTCCGTCTGCAAGGCCCGCACAAGCGGCTTATAGTCGCCCGCAAGACCAGCAGTGCCAGCGTACAATCCCGCCGAGTGTAGCGCGTAAACGTTATACCCAGCCTGCTTCGCCAGATACTCGGCCATATAACCCAGACCACGATAGTCACCCTTGCGCTGCGACTCTGCGACAACATCACCCAACTGCTTAACACCAGCAGCCATAGCGCCAATCTTCTTAAAATCGTTTGAAGCCGCATTCCACACACGCTGCATAACATTAGAATGCGCGCCAGTCGCAGCGTTAATGAGTTCGAAGTCCGACATCTTCGACAACTCTTCGACCGTAAAACCAGAATCGTAATCCGCCCACAGAGAATTCTCATTCGCCTGCCCAGACGCCAAACGAATCAATCGCTCGCGCTCTTCTTGGGTATAAGCAGACGAAACAGCAAGAGGGTCAGCATTCTCCATATCGTTGGAAGAATAAAGTTTCTCGCGATCACGAGGCGAAAGCGAATCAATGCGCTTAGTCAGACCCGGATTAAACAAATACTCGTAAGTTTCGGCAACAAAGTCCTTCGCCGGGACAGCAGCATTCTTCTTAGACCAATCGTAAACAACGTTGCCAGTTAGTTTCTTATCGGACCACTCGGCAGAATCAGAGACAGCGTTAGCCGCAATCGAACCACTAGCCTTCACGATCTCCGAAGCCTTATCCACCGCTGGGACAACATACGGCTTTGCGTTATCCCAACCCTTCGTCTTAGCAATACCAAGCGCGCCACCAACAATATCCTGCGCGTAAGTGTCGAAACCAGTATTGATCTTCTTCTCAATACCAGTATCAACGCCAACCCTTTCCGCTACCGTATCGACAGCCTTGGCCCCATACACAGCGGGGTACACAATCGGAGCCAGCGCAATGTTCGTCCCGTAAGTGTCCTTAGTCGTATCAAAAAAATCTGCGAACGCGCGCCCGACAACCGGACGAACATGCTGATCGTAAAAGCCAGCAAGCCCATCCTCATC